TCATTGCTGACATGAGCCAAGTGGCTGTCCCACCATACCAGGTCGCCTGGGTTCCAAGTAATCCATTCACGCACGGACACTTTCTGCAGCTGATGCAAAGGCACATGCGCAAGATCTTGTTGTAGATGGGCAGCATTGTGTTCAACACAGGGCATTTGCTCAAAATCACTCAAGGTTTCATTAAATACAACAGTGGCAGCCTGTGAACACAATGAAACATCATTGTCCACACTGTAGGGAATCAAACAACTGACATGGTGCTTGCCCTGGGGTTCTGGCAACGGCTTGAGGTCATGATGTATGCCAAATGGGTCATGGCAATCCAACAGCATGCCAAAAATCAATTGCACATGGTCGCCAAATTGTTGTTGTATTCTTCGGAAACAACAGCGTTTGAACCATAGATAGGCCAAATGCTTTTGATCAACACCGTAGATGGCATTGCCAGCACCTTCATATTCCACTGTGGGGAAACGACGAAAGGTTCGAATCATGTCCTCGACTTCAACTTGATCAAACAATCCAGGAATTACACCGCAATGAAATTTGACATCTAGCACAAAAATATTTATAATACACTCATGAGACAATGCCAAATAGTGGTCAAGGACGAAGTCAATGTGCGTATTCAAGGTCTTGATCTTGACACACGCAAAGATTTGGTCAAGGCCTTCAAATACGATGTACCCTATGCACGATATCTACCGGCTGTGCGACTAGGCCGCTGGGATGGCAAGGTCAGTTATTTTCAACTGGGCGGCAGTACCTACATCAATCTCTTGCCTGAAATATTGTCAGTGCTGGAACAGAACAACTGGGACATTGAGCTGATTGATGAACGTGACTATGCTACCACGTTTGAATTCACAGCCGTGGATGAAAACAGTTACGGTCATGTGTTGTGGCCCAAGGGTCACCCACAACAGGGTCAGCCCATGCAGTTGCGTGACTATCAGGTAGAAATCATCAATACATTTCTTGAGAATCCGCAGTGCATTCAAGAAGTGGCCACGGGTGCAGGCAAAACAGTGATCACAGCGGCCTTGAGCAATGCAGTCACCCCACATGGTCGCAGCATAGTCATTGTACCCAACAAGAGTCTTGTGACACAGACCGAGACTGACTATGTCAACATGGGTCTGGATGTGGGTGTGTTCTATGGCGAACGCAAAGAATTTGGACGACAGCACACCATATGCACCTGGCAGAGTCTCAACGTACTGCTCAAGAACACCCGCAATCATGAAGCAGACATCACCATACAAGAGTTCCTGGAAGATGTGGTGTGTGTGATTGTGGACGAAGTACACATGGCCAAGGCCGACGCACTCAAGACCCTATTGACGGGTGTCATGAGTCGCATACCCATGCGTTGGGGGCTGACAGGAACCATACCCAAAGAAAAGTTTGAGTCTGTGGCACTGACTGTGAGTTTGGGTCCAGTGGTCAATCGCTTGGCAGCTAGTGAACTGCAGGATCGCGGCGTGCTGGCACAGTGCCATGTCAACATAGTGCAGCTCCAGGACCATGTGGAGTTCAGCAACTATCAGAGCGAGTTAAAGTATCTTCTAGAAGAATCTGGCAGACTTGATACCATGGCCGAATTGATTGCTCGTGTGCGTGAAACTGGCAATACCTTGGTGCTGGTGGACCGTGTGGCAGCAGGCCTGGCCTTGGTAGAGCGCCTGGGCGACCGTGCTGTGTTTGTGAGTGGTGCTACCAAGACTGCTGAAAGAAAAGAACACTATGATGAAGTTGCAGAAACTGATGACAAAATTATTGTTGCTACCTATGGTGTGGCTGCTGTGGGTATCAATATTCCCCGTATCTTTAATCTTGTACTTGTTGAACCGGGAAAAAGCTTCGTTAGAGTTATACAATCGATTGGTCGCGGTATCAGAAAAGCTGAAGACAAAGACTTTGTACAAATCTGGGACGTGACCAGTACCTGCAAGTTTGCCAAGCGACATCTCACCAAACGCAAAGTGTACTATCGCGAAGCCAACTATCCATTCACACAAGAACGTTTGGAGTGGATGACATTGAGTCGTTGACAAATACCAAACAATAACCTATACTGACAGTATGAGAATACTAACACTAGACAATGAGTGCTATGATCTTGATCATTTACCGGAAGAGGTAGATGACTTGAGGTTTGCAATACTGGACAACAGCGATCCGCGCGATCCAGACTACCATTTTATTCCTTTGATTTTTTTGGAAAGTTTCAACAGTCCAGCCTTGGTGCTGCGCATAGGCAACCACACAGTCAAGATGCCCATGGACTGGCAGATTCTGATAGGTGAACCTGATCTAGGAGATCTAGAAGTATTGCCGCTGACTTCGATCAATGATCGCGGATTCAAGGTGTTTCAATTCAATCCACTCAGCAGTTATAGACCCAGTTTCCCTGACATTGAAATCTTGGATGTATATCACGAAGTGTCGTGGTATGCACCCAAACTAAAAAACGGTCAACTGTTGGCCGTTCCTCTCAGCGACGATACAGAACCTGACTGCGTGTACTTTGTGAAAGACATCAGTCGCAACTGTGAGATAGTAGACTACAATCGGGCATGGTGACATGAAAATCAAATTACGCAAAAACAACATCGGCGGCGAAGTTGTGCTAGACAATGAAGTATACTGTGTGAGAGACAATCGCACACTGAACAATCTGGTGCTGAGCAGCACACGATTGCGAGTGGGACAACAAACACGAGGACATCGACATGCAGGGCAAGAAGAAATTTACTTTTTTGTGGGCGGTCATGGCAAAATGATCGTGGGCGATGAACACAGCGAACCGTTTGAAGTAGGCAGCGGTGACATTGTGCTGATTCCCGATGGTGCTTTTCACCGTGTTATCAACGACGGTGAGATAGACATGTTATTCAACTGTGTGTTTGATGGAAAACGAAATCACTAGTCAACTTGAACCTGGCGCCACTTACGTCTACGAAAAAGTCAACGGGCATACCTATGCTAGGCGTGTGGGAGACCCTGCCAGTCAGCGTGTGCTGATTGGTATTGATCAAGATCAAAGAGATCTAATTAGTCAACTGCGTGAAGACAAGTTGTGGGGCAACATTAGACGGGCTGCACAAACCAATCCCACTTTACATGATGCTCTAGAACATGTTAAAATGATATACAACCTTACAAAACATGAGTGACAAACTTTCCATACAGTACGAAATGCGCCAGTTTGATCTCAAATCTAGATCATTCTATGATGACCTCACTGACGAAGAACGCAAGAAGTTCAGCAACTATCTCATGATACGCTGGGGATCAAGTGTGACTGGTAGTCGCGACCTTCAGGAATACTATGTGATTGCCACCAATGAATTGTTGAACACAAATTTTTTTGCAGTGAACCGGCATCCCAAACTACAGTGGCTCATGGCCACCACAGTGAGTCCGGACATGGGACCACAACGTCATCAATGGATAGCGCCCAAGAAAAAAGCAGCGGGACAGAGTGCCCGTCGCAAACAACTGCAGGAAATTTTCCCACACTATCGTGATGACGAAATAGATGTCATGATGCAGATAACCACAGACGAAGAACTACGCCAATACGAACGTGACAGTGGTCAAGACAAAAAATGACCTTCAAGTGCGAATACTGTGAACGCACGTTTCAACGCGAGCAGAGTTTGGTTGTGCATGTGTGCGAGCAGGCACAGCGTCGTCGCAACCAAAACAATCGTGATGTACAGCTAGGCTATCAGGCCTTTCTACGTTTTTATGAAGCAGCTCATGGCAGTAGTCGTCTCAAGACCTATGAAGACTTCTGCCGCAGTCCCTACTATCGTGCTTTTGTGCAATTTGGCAAATATTGCATAGACATTCATGCCTTGGATCCTGAACAGTTTTTGAACTGGTTGCTCAAAAACAACAAACGTATTGACCGTTGGTGCAGTGATCAACTGTACACAGAGTTCTTGACGCATTATCTTCCACAAGAAAATCCCGGCGTGGCACTGACACGGGCCATTGAATACAGCATTGAGTGGGCCGAACGCAATGAGGCTGCGGCTCATGACTGTTTGAGATTTGGCAACGTCAATGCAATATGTTATGCTATAACCACGGGACGAATCAGCCCCTGGGTAATATACAACTGCGAAAGTGGGCAGCAGTTTTTGGCCACTCTTTCAGCACAGGAACTGAGTTTGATATGGCC